TAAAATTTATTAAATAATAAATAATTATTTAATACATTTTTTACAAACGTTTGTATATAAAATTTATATTTTAATTAATAAATCCTCATATAATATAGTCTTTGTTTTATTCTTTCCTAACTCAGAAACAATTGGAATATCTAATTTATTACAAATAATATGTAATTCTTTAATTGTATACCCAGATATGGCATTTAATGGTTTTTGAGCATTGTCAATCTTCCAATAAGTATTACGCACATTGTTTAAAAAAACTTCATTTTCATTTTTTAGTTTATCAGCAGTATCTGATTTGTTATTATTATTATATTCAACGTCATATTTAATTCCATATTCTTTGGTATCTTTTGATGTATGAACAATAATTCCTTTTTTTATGTTATCATCATTATTAAAATCAATATCATAATAGGTTTTTCCACTAATAACAACAATAGATACTTTATAAATAAAACAAAGAGCATCTAAACCTTTAACAGATATGTGAGATTGGTTTACTAACTCATTTTCAATTTCATTAAATCTCATTTTAAGTTTCGTTTCTTTTATTTGACTTTTCATAGAACGCAGTTTTTCAATAGAACGGATTTTAAAATTTTGTTCTGTTATATAAGAATCAGAATGATGAAGTTCATATTCATTAAATCCATGTAATATTATATAAAAACACCAAAAAAGTTTATCTTTTTGAAAAGGTATATATGGGCAATTTTCATTATTTTTTTTTACTGTATTAAATTCTTTTTTTGTTGAATTGTTTTTATTATCATTTTTTGTACCATTATTTATATAATTAGCGTTATTACTATCATTTGATATTAAAAAAAAATCATTGGTAAACATATATTTTTCAAGGTGAGAGAATATAATATTATTATTATTATATTTTTGATTATTATTAAAATGCATTTTATTTTATGATAATTAATATGTATAAGGTATAGTTATTATAGTAAGAGTAATTGTTTTTATTATGGTTTGAATAATATTATATTATATTACAAATCATAATAAAAACATTAAAAAAGAACCTTACCTAATTCCTTTTTTTTAATGAAATTTTATTTTTTCTTCTTTCTCTTCTTTTTTTAAACCCCAAAATTTAAATTTTCTTATTCCTCCTTTCGACAAATGCTGATAATTGTTCATAGAATTTTTTGTTTTAGGAGTTAACCCTAAAATTAATAAAACTTCGGTATAATTTAATTCTTCACGAAATATATGAACGTTGATTAAAGGAATTTCATATTTATTATATTTATTCTCACTATATAACTCATATCTATCTATTAGTGTCATTTGAACCGGTGGTGATGCAACAATTGCTATTCCAACTCAATTTCAAAAATTAATTACTCTAATAAAATCATAAGAAAATAAAAATATAATATTAATTTTTAATAGTGATACTACTATCATTAAAGTATGTTTTTTCTAACAATTCTTTCTTTTCTTCAATGATTGATAAGTGTGATTGTTGTTTTTCTACATAACACGTATATGCTTCAAGTTCATCAATTACATCTTGTGACAGTTCAGATAAATTAATAAAGGTTCCGTTTTTATTTTCATTTTTTTTAATATTTTTAAATTTATTTAATATTTTCAATATTTCAATTTGATGATACTTTGACATATTTTCTATGCGTTCTTTTAATTCATTATGTGTATTAGAATTTACCATTTTATTAAAAACGGACAAATAACTAGAGAATAATAATATATTAATAATATTTTTATATTTAACTAATTTATAAATATTATATTATATTATTAATGAATTATATTATTTATTAAACTACAACGTTAAGACTTTATAATAAGTTTAGGTTTGATTATTGTTTTTGGTCGTAGTATTTTTTGTTTCATAGGGGTAGGAGTAGGGTTTAATAGTTCAGCAATAATAGAAATATACTTATCATTTAATTCAAACCTTTGACCAATGACACGCACATTAATTTCGTCATCTTCTTTTACTTCTGAAAAATAGGTTGACATATAATGATGATCGCGAGCAATAAATATAACAACAGGATTAGGCGTTTCACTTGTTTCCGCACGAATGCCTGCTTTTGTAATATTTCTCGCAATACAATTAATGTGCATACCTTCTACTGGCGAACATATCATGCATTCAAACACTACATTAAACTCAACATTATCTGCTTTTAATATACCACTGGAATAGGTCATGATTTTTATAGATCCTGATTTAACGAATCCTTCCACAATACATTTACCCTCAACATTTGAAGAAATCTCTTTTTCAATTGTTTCTTGTAACCGATTGCCGATATAAATAATATTAATACTTATTTTGCGCGTAATAAGCGAAGTTGTATAAATCCCTGTTTCTTTTTTAGAAAACGAAGAGGGTTTAAATTGGTTCGTCATTGTTCCAGTAGACATTATTGTATATATTATTGTATATATTATTGTATATATTATATCTATATAATAATATTAATTCAATTTTTATTTTAATATGACAATTTTTCAATATCAATTAAATTTGATTCGGTTGGTGTTAAAAACCATCGTTTTTTATCCTTTTTTATAGAATCATAATAACGCAACATAAATTCCTGTTTACAGCATACTAGTTTTTGTAAAATTGTAGTATTTTGTTTATAAGGCATATTTTCTTTACCAGATAATATAAGGTTAAGTATTATTATCGCATCTATTTTTGTGGATTGGTCGCATCTGGTTCCTTTTGCTCTTTTATTTTTCAGATCTTTTATTTTAAATACAAAAATATTATTTTTTTTAATATAACTCATAAAACCGATATATTGGGTTAAATTCTTTTTAGCAGGCAATAAATTCATTATAACTTTTTTTATTTCTTCACTTAAATCATTTTCATCCTCTTTTTCTCCTTTTTTCCATATTCCTGTTTCATTATCCTTAATCATAATAATGCGCTTATTATTGTCATCGTATAATGTGATACCTGTTATATTTTTATCGCGGAGTAACTGATTATCTAAATATTCAAATACTTTATTTTCAAATTCATTATCTCGGTCTAACTCGTCCATATAATTAAGTAAAAACACGATTTCTTGGATAGTCAATTCTTCAATTATATGAGCAACTAAAAATCCTAATAAAAGCGTCAAATCCATCTCATCAACATTATGAAATTCATTTATAACTATTCCATAAAAATTATATATGCTTAATTCTTTTACATCTTTTTGTTCTATTTCAATTCTTTCCTCGTCTTTTGCGATATTATAATTTTCTTTCATTTGTTTTAAAATAGATTGTGTTTTTTCTTTATTTTCTCCAATATTTTTCGGCATTAAATCTTCTGGGTTAAATTTATTACTTGGTAATGTAATAGTCACTTTATCGTGTTTATAATCAATTGGTATTGAACGGTCATATATAGAAATAGCATTATTATTTAATTCACTTGGTTGAAACATATATAAATCGGCAATATTAATTAAATTTCCTAATCTCCCGTATTTATCAGTAATATATTCATAATTATCATCAATCAACTGCGTTAATGCGTAATTGATTTTTTCTATTGGATTATATTTTACCGAATTAATTTGTTTAATTAAATCCTCTTTTCTATAAAAAAATCTTTCTTTAAATAATTCTTTTATTTTATAAACAATCATATCACTTCCAGTAGAAATAAAGGAATGACCATAAGTAGACGTATTTATGTTGTCGTCAGTAATTGTTTTTTTTAATGAAGGGTTACACGTATAATCGCATTTTTTCATATAATCACACGTTGATGAGTATGGTTTATCTCCAATTTGATATTTTAAAAGACCCCCACTTGATAATTCTAAATTTACTGGTTTAATCCCATTTTTAATCATATTTTCAACATTGAAATACATTTGTTTATAATTTAAAATACAATCAATTGCTATTTCTTTTAAAACACGACTAATATGTCCTATTTGAATTGCTTTCATTTCTGCCAATCTGTATACATATAAATCTGCTGCTTCTTCTTCTTTATTTTTCAACAAAGAACCATATAAATAGATTTCAACATTTCTTTGAAGAAAAGGTAACATTTTGTGACTACAATTACGAACAGCGCGCCCAATAATTTGTTCAATGCGGTTCATATTATACCATGGGTCTAAAATATGTACTTGTCGAATAAATTTTAAATCTACTCCCTCTGACCCAGCCTGAGAAATTAATACTACTTTTACTTTACGTCCATCCGAATTATTATCATTAGTTAATTCTTTAATATCACTATTACTATCTGGAGAAAACCCTTTATCACCTGTAATCATTACATATGTTGCACCTTGAAATGGTTTTATTTGGCGTAATGATGGGTCAGATGCTAAAGTCTGAAGACGTTTATTATAATCACTCTTAGATTCAAATGTAATCGCATCTATTTGTTCGGTTGGAGGTGTTTCAAATAAATTTATGCCTCCTCTGGCACGTATGAATCCTAATTCTTCTAATGCCAACGCAATCGGCAATACGCCACCATCAATATATTGAGAATATACCAAAATCACTCCTTTTGAGTTTATAATTCTTTCACATATATTTGATATTTTCCCACTATACTTTTTGATTTGGTCTCTCGAAAATATTCTTCCATATTTTTTTTCATCCTTATAATTAAACTTATGACGAATAAGTGTTTTATCTAAAATTTCATAATTCATTATTCTGGATAACCCGCCCTTTCCTACAAGTTCGCGTGTATCAATATCAGGTATATCAGATGAATCCGCGGTTATGGCGTTTAATCTTTCATCAGGATAAACAATATTTAATGCTTCTAAGGGTTTTTGTAATAAGGTATAACCGAATGATTCCATAGTTTCAAATGATATGTTTTTTTTATCTTTATCTATTTCTTTTTTCAGTTTATCAATTATATAACTATAACCTTTGGATTGATAATCGCCGATATCATTAAGAAAGAGAGAAATTAATTCTATTCCTTGTATAACTGGTTTACCATTTAATTGGTTGCGTGGATATACATTTTCTTCGAATGTATTTTTTTTAGAAAATTCGTGAGGCCATATACGATATGGAAAGGTATATGGATTTTCCCCTCTGACAAATGAAATATATCCCGTTGCTTTTCTCTCCAATAACTTTTTGCCAATTTCTTCTCCATCTTTACTAATTTTAAATGTCCCATCATTATTAAAAACGTCGTTTACTGTTATTGTCGGACGCTTATCATTTAAATTCATAATGTTTACTAACCATATTACCTCTTTATAACTATTATACATCGGTGTTGCTGATAATAATAAAAGACGCAAATTATCAACATTTTTAACTAATTTAAATAACTCTTGGGCAACACGTTTATTTAGATTGTCATCAGTTACACGTATATTATGAACTTCATCAATTATAACTAGTCTATTATTAAAATATCTTTTTAATTTTCGTTTAATGAGATTGTTCTTTTGTTTAGTAGTAAGGTCTTTATCTGCTCCGTCAATAGATGAAGAATTACTAATATAATTGGCGAACTCAATATACCCAAAAAATATATAATATTTATTTATAATTTGTTGAACTTGATAAATTATATTATCGCGTGAAAGTCCTTTCATATTAAATGGGTTAAACTCTTTTAAAAATTTATTTCCCGTACATGACCGAATGTTCCATAATCCATCTACTAAATTTAATTTTCTCTCATCAAACAATTGTAATCGGAAATTATTTTGAACGTTGGGCGAAGCAACAATCATTATTTTATTAGCTAGACCTAATTGTTTTAAATAATCACGCATTTCTTCAGAAACACTAATCGCAGAACATGTTTTACCACTACCCAATCCGTGATAAAGCAATAAACTGTTATATGGTGTTTGAAATGATAAAAAATTCCTTACAAAAAGTTGGTGTGGTGAAAGTTCAAACTCGGCATTACATAAAATATCTGAATATTCTTTTATATCTCGAATATCTCCATCATATTGTGTATCATTAAATTCTTTTTTTTCTGCTATCTTAATATTAAAATTTGGATCGTTTAAATTTGGATACAAAAAATTATTTTCTTTTTCAGGTTGAACCATTAACGCGTTATATTCTTCTTTCTCTCTTGTATTATTAGTTGAATTATTTTTTTTAGACGACTCATCTTCATTTAACTGGATAGATTCTACAATGGGCGCTGGGATAGATTCTACAATGGGTGCTGGGATAGATTCTACAATGGGTGCTGGGATAGATTCTACAATGGGTGCTGGGATAGGGACATTCAAACTAGGGGTTTTTTTATTCAGGCGTTTTAAATATTCCTTTTCTAATATTTTTCTATCCCATTTATCAATAACTTTTTGTTTTAACCCAAAATCTTTAATTAAATTATCTTTTATAGTTTGATCACTTATTGTTTTAATATCAATATTCGTTTTAAGAATTGACGGTGTTTGTTTTTCTAATAATCCTCGCTTTATAATTTCAAGTTGAGCAACACTTAATTCTTCTAATTGTTTTTTTCTATCCGTAATATTTTTACATGAAAAAATTTCATTTTCTATATCAATAAATCTTATTTGGTCGTCGGGACATTTAATGACACACTTTTGTGTAAAAGGGTTTTTTTCTGTATCCTCGATACATTTATCAATTGAACTCATTGATATATAATAATATTATTTATTTATTTCTTTATTTCTTTATTTTATATATTTTTTTATTTTATAATTGGTAACTAAATGATGAACACGTTTTAGTATATCTATTTTTTCTAAATTATAATGTCGAATAGATAATAAAGCGTCTTCATATGTTTTCCACTCTATTTTACTTACTTCATAATTATTAAAATCATCTATATTTTCATTATTATTATCATCATTATTTATATATGCCAAAAAATATTTGTGTTTATATGATTTATAATTAGAACCAGTAAATATTTCTTCAAATGGCACTAAATTTTGTATTACATTAATAGATGAACGGTTATATCCAGTTTCTTCTTCAAATTCTCGTAAAGCACAAATTAAATCTTTTTCTTGATAATTATGCCTACCTTTAGGAAACCCCCATTCCTGTTCTTTCCATGTTGTATATGTGGATGTTTCATTTATTAAAGATTGTATATTATATTTTCCATGTATATTTGAGACCTCATTTTTTAATAATTCGAATTTTTCTTTTGCGTTTCTTTCTTCGCCTCTATACTGAATTCCTATATTTGACCCCCATAAATCACTCCATAATAGAATGAATTCTGTGTTTAAAATTTTATGTTTTTCTTCATCTGTCATTTCATAAATAATATTTTTTATGTATTCTTTATTACATATAGGATATTTCCCTCGAATAAATTCAATGTAACCAATCGTATCCTTGCGACGAATCATTAAATATTCAATTACGCCTTTTATATTTTTTCTATATACAATAATACCTATACTAGTAATAGGGTATTTACAGTTTTGAAACATATGTCCATTTTTCCCACAATTGCTACATAAATACATAGTTTCGTTTATCATATTATATTAATATTCTTAATGATAATCTTATTAATATCCTTATTGGTTAATTATTAAATCTTTTTATATTAATTATTTAATAATGACTTTAGAACCAAAAGTATGGGGACCCTTTTATTGGTTTGTATTACATACAATTGTTTTGACATATCCAATTAATCCTAACGAAACTACTAAAAAGAAATATTATGATTTTATACAAAATTTACCTCTCTTTTTACCAATTCCAGAAATAGGTAATAATTTTAGTAAATTATTAGATGACTATCCAGTGACACCTTATTTAGACTCGCGTCCTTCTTTTATGAAATGGATGCATTTTATACATAATAAAATAAATGTATCATTAGATATGCCAGAAATGACAATGGATGAAGCAATGATTGCTTATTATGAACATTACAAACCAAAAGAAGTAAAAAACGAAGAACAACGGAGACGAAGAGAGAAATATGTTTTTTTAGGTATTGTTATATTAATTATAATAGCAGTTACATACCTTTATAATAAATAAATAATTTATAAATTATAAA